CAACTATTTTTCCATAATCAACAGACTTTACATCTTTACCATCTAGTTGTGTAGTAGTAACAATTTCTGGAATGTGTTGTTCTATTTCTTGTGCGATAACACCAATACTTGGCTTGTCATCTTTAATCCACTTATAAGAAACACCTCTTAACTTACCGCAAAGACCTAAAGCATCATTGATTGTAGTTATATCTTTCTTAAGTGTTTGATCTGAGAATGCAGTTACGTCACCAGACGCTACTAAAGCACCTGTTACAGCCACTCCTGTTCCTGTAGTCTCAAACTTTTTATTACTGTTGTCGTGATATAGCTCTACTGCTCCGTCTTCTACAAAATTAGCTATAACTTCACCAGCTGAAGATCTTATACCAAAATAACTAGATTTAACATATAGACCGCCTGTACCACTATCATCAATGTATGAGTCACTTCCATCGTGAAAAATTTGTAGATCAGAACTATCTCCAAAAGCAGCAACGGCATTATCATCCCATTTTATTTTGTTTGTTGGTCTGTCAAAAGTTATATCTGTTCCAGCAGTTGCACCATCAAAAATAACACTACCTGTAAAAATACCACCAACAAGAGGCATTTTAGCTGCTATGTTGTTATTAACAGTTGTAGAGAAGTTAGCATCATCTCCTAGTGCAGCCGCTAATTCATTAAGTGTATTTAATGCAGCAGGGCTAGAGTCAACTAGGTTTGATATTGCGGTATCTGTATAAGCTGTTGTAGCAACCTTAGTTGAGTTGTCATTTGCTGATTGAGTGGTTGCAGTTACACCGTTGTCTAAAGTAGTACCAGTAATTCCTAATGCTGATATGTCCTTTCCGTCAACTGTGCCTGATGTAACTATATTTTGACTACCAAAATTAGGAGAAATTTTAGTTCCTTGTATAGCTGCACTTGCATTAACGTCCGCGTCTACAATTGTTCCGTCAACTATGTTTGCACTAGCTACTGTTACATCTGTTGGTAAAACTCCAGCAGCAATTTTAGAAGGTGCTATAGAGTCATCGTTTAATCTACCAGCAATGGAAGCTGAAGATACGTTTGACATATCTTCTCTTGCTAGTGGTCTACCTCCAACCTGTGAGCCATCATGTACGACAAGAGTATCCTTGTCAGTATCTACTGTAACTTCGCCTTCAGCACCAGTAAAACTACCATGCTGTGAAGTGTTACCTCTCCTTAGTTTTAATAATTTAGCCATTTAAATAGTACCAAAATCGAGTTGTAAATTAGCACCATCTATAGTGCCTATGTTGGTCAGATTGTTGTTTTGACCATCCAACGCACCGCCTAATTGCGGAGTTGCATCGTCAACAACATTTTGTATGCCAGAACTAGCTGTGATAGCTAACCATGCACTACCATTATAGTTTTTTAATTGATTAGTACTTGTGTCATACCATAGATCACCACTAACTGGATTACTAGGTGCGTTTGCAGATATTGTATATACACTAGCAAAAGAATTTACATTGCTTATATTGCTTCCGACAGTATTAACATTTGCAATAGCTGTAGCTACAGTTGATAAATTTGTAAGATGATTACCTTGAACAATTGTGTCTAAATCATCTGCAACATCAGCTACTTGTTTAATTGGGTCTTCTACAACAGTAATATTATTACCCATTCCGCTATGGTTTGTGCAATAGTATTGAAAACTAGTTGGTTGAGATTCTGGAATTTTAATAACTACTTTTGCACCAGCCTGACCTTGTGTACCAGTAACTGTAACGTTAGTACTATAAGGATTTCCACCGCTTTGAAAACGTAGTGGATGAGAACCATTTGAATTATCACTTACATCAAATGTATATGTCCAACCTTTATGTAATGTAAGAGCAGGTTTATCAACACCATCAATAATAAATTTACCAGTAGCTGCTGTTACAACTAACGTAATTTCATCTTCCAATGTATCCGCAACAATTTCTAATGAACCGTTTGAAGAACCTGTTGTTACTGGATTTGTAATTAAACCTAGATCTTCAGCAAATGTTATAGCTCCAGATACAATCGCTACATCATTTAAAACTGATTGTGAAGGTGTAATTATTGAAAATGAACTACCAGTATAAACAAGTAGATTATCATTAGAACTGTCATACCATAAATCTCCATCTTGCAAGGCACTGCCATCTGCTCTTTGTGTAGGTTGATTATTTGATATTTGATATATATCTCCAAAATTATTTATATCTACTATGTTTGTACCTGCCGCTACAACATTACTTATATTACTTGCAACCGTATTTATATTAGTTTCGTTATTTTTAACAGCAGTAACGTTAGCATTATTACCTGCTACTGCCGTAACGTCATCTTTTATATTAGCTACATCTGTAACATCAGTAGATATGCCAGCTACCGTGTTTACGTCTGCAATGTTATTTCCAACTATATCTACATTTGCTATAGCGTTTGCAACAGTATCTATTTCAGAAGTCGTTTCTTGTAAATCTGCTGCTGCTACTTCTATCTCAGAAACAGTTTCATTTAAATCATCAGCTACTTTTACAACTTTAGCTATATCTGCTGCTACTGTATTAACATCTCCTATATTATTAGCAACTGTATTTATATTTGCATTTGACCCTGCAACAGTGTTTATATTTGTTTCATTAGATTGAACTGCATTAATATTAGAAGCATTAGCAGCGACTGCGTTTACATTAGAGATATTACTACCAACTGCATTGACATTTGCATTTGCTGCTGCAACGGTATCTATATTGTTCTGGTTTGCATTAACAGCATTTATATTAGTTTCATTATTAGCTACTGCATTAACATTAGAAATGTTGCTTCCAACTGCATTTACATTGCTTATGTTTGCTTCTATAGTGTTAACTTTCGCTTGATCATTTGATGTTAGTTTTAATAATACCCATACAGTGTTACCAAGGTCATAAACTTTAGTGACGTTATCTGTTGTATTAAAATATAAAGCTCCATCTATAAGTGCGTTACCATCATTGTCTAACGTAGGATCAGAAGATTTAGCACCTAAATATCTATCATCAAAAGTATCTAATGCTGTTTCCGCTGCCGTTTGTGCAGTTTCTGCTGCGGCTTGTGCAGTTTCTGCGGCTGTTTTTGCGGTATCTGCTTGAGTAGCTTTTGAAGTTGCAGTTGATGCAGAGCTTGCAGCATTTGTTTCAGATGTCGCTGCTGCTGTAGCACTATTAGCCGATGCAGTTGCTGAGTTGGCAGATGCTGTAGCAGATGCTGCTGCATTGTTTGCTGATATAGTTGCTGATTCTGCGTCTACAATTAAATCCCAATTTGCAGAATTAGCATTAGTTGTTAATGGTTGAGAACCAGATGATGTATGTGCTGTATTACAAAAGAAAATATTATTTGTTGATGTATCTTTAACTAAATCTCTAACTGCATAATTACGACTTGCTGCCCAATCACCACGGTATGTTCCTAATTCTCTTAATACTTCAAATTCACCTAAGTTATCAAAACCTAAAACTCTGTTTTTTCTAGCGTTAGCATTTTCAGTAATTTCTAAATTACCAATAGTATTTGTCAATGAAAAACTTATAGATCTGTCTAATTTTTCTTGTTGTTGTTGATGCAATACAACTGCTTTATCTAATGCATCGTTAATAACTTCTGGAAAAAATCCACCTTGGTTTGTAAGATCTGTACCTTGTAATGGTTGTACAGCAGATGTAATAACAAGTTCAAACCCAGTAGGCAAATTAAAATCATTACCTCCTGACTTTAAAGTTATGCTTCCACCGGGGTTTCCATTTTGATCATCACTTAAAGTAACTATATAATCGTTGTTAACGCCTAAAGTTAATGTAGTTTCTATACTTGTACTTACTTCTAATTTTTTTACAACTACATCTGCATCTGTAAAAACTTTGAAGGCAAAAGGATATGTTGCAGTATTACCATTACCAACTAAGTTACCTGTCTTTCGTGTAGTCGAATTTATTGTCATTAACTAGACTTATTCACTATCTTATTTAGACTACCAACTATTCTTTGCTTTACGGTCACACCTTTAATTTCTACTTCGCTGACTTGGTTTACCTGTTACTAAACCTCTAAGATAATCTGGCAAACTTAATGGATCTACTTTTCCTCGATTAACATCTACTTGATAGCCTATAGGTTTACCTAATATTGTTAATGGTATACCTGTTACTAAAGACATAAACGTCAACATATCTTTTACATTTCTACCAGACAAATCTTTATCTTCATTAGTTAAAGCTAAATAAAACGATACTGGTGCTCGTAAAGAAGATTCTAATATTGATACAGATGGGCTTAATGTAATGCGATCATTATAAGGTTTATTGTCTAACATATTTATACCAACTAAAGCAGTAGTACCAAATGGAATTAAAGCTGCTGCTGTTCTAAATTGCGACCCAAAATACCAACCCATTACATCATTAAAAATACCATCATCTTCATCATCGTTAAAACCTTCACCTAATGCTCTGACTATCATGTCTGCAACAAACGATGGCATTGCAAATCCAAAAAGATAAGTCATAAACAATTTACCTTTATTACCCCGGAAACCTAAATCTCTCATTATTTTTTTATATGCTGTGCCATTTAAATTTGCAATCATATTAAAATAATTTTGAAATTGCAAAAATGTTTTTATAAATGGTGTATTAATCATAAACGCAGGTAAATCTTCTGCACTTAAACTGTCTTGCGTAAGTCGTACATTTGCATCTGCTTGTTGTATAGCTTCTGCTCTTGCTTCTTCAAATGACATTTCTGTAGGTAACTCTGCCATAGTTTTTTCATATGACGCTGCCCATACAACACTATCTACTTGGTTTTGAAATGCTTGTTGTATAAAGTAACCATGATGTGTTGCCCATCTTTGTACTTTTTCAAATTCATTAGGGTTTATAAGCAATTCATTTAAATTATCTTGTATATCAAATATTTGGGTATTTTGCCTTTCAGACATAAATGGAGATAATTCTGCTATTTCATTTGCAAATTTATTTGGGTTTTGTAAATACTGACCTAATGCACCTTTTAAATATCGTGGTTCTACTTTTAACATTGCAGGAAAATATCCTGTTAATTGTTGCAATGCGTTTGAAATATTAGCAAACATTATTCCAACACCTGTTCTTTTTCTAACTGTTTGCCAAAACACATCAACACTTTCTGGATGTGATCCGGGAATAAATGTTCTTTGACGAGCAGAATTATTTAGCCAAGGTATTAACATTCTGTCTATATATGTAGGGTTTATAATATTTATTTTTTTAGTAAATTCTGGATGTTTTAAAATTTTATGTACGTTTTTAATTGCAGGTTGTACATATGCAAAACGTAAAGCATCATCTATATGTTTTGTCATTACACGCAAATCTAAAGACAATGGGCCGGCAAATTGTTCGTTACGAGTTCTAGTAAATCCATCACCAGTAGAAGGTAATGTTTGTCTATATTCAGAATCTAATTCTTCTAATTTTGAAAGTGCTGCTCTTTTTCTATCTGCTCTTGGATCTAAAGCAGCAGGTACATATCCACCTCTATAAGTACCAAATTTATTAACAATAGGTGTAGCTTCTATTTCTTTAAAATAATATCCATATACTTCTTTATGTGCTCGTTGTGCAATAGGTTTCATTTCTTCATTTAAATCCCACACTTCTTGTAAAAAATCCCAATCGTCTTTATTTATATAACCTTCGTCTTCCATACGTTCCATAAATGAATCCCATGCTGTTGTATCTATAGTTCCATCTTCTAATTTTGTAGCCCATCCTCTACCTAATAATAATTTACGTTTATTACTGTTATTACCTATATGCAACATAGCTCCTAACAATTCAACTTTTCCGGGAACTGTTCCACCATTGCCAAACTTAAAACCAATTTCATTTGCTTCAATTGCATCTTTTCCTATACGATCAGCATCTACTAGCATCTGTAACATAGCTGCGTATTTTTTTGTGTATTTGTTTCTTTCTGGTCTATATGCATCTAATGCATTTTTAACAGGTCGCCAAATTAATCTTGTAAAAGGCCCTGCCATAGCTGTTTCACGTTCTAAAGTTGCACCTGCACCTGACCTAAAAGCACCATCAAAGTTATCCATCATATGTTCTACACGAGATCCAGATGATTCAAAACCTTGAAATATATAACGTATTTCTTCAAATCTAGTAGGAGTTCCATCCATTCCAATTTCTTTTAAATTTTTTTGTGCAATAATTTCATCTAGTCTGGCCAGTATTGGTTCTATGGCAATTTCTAAATCTACTTTGTCTTTCCCATCTATAATTTGTTTGTCGTTTCTAGCTTGATATATTAAAGATTTAATTTGTTCAGTTAAAGTAGTAAATTGTTGCCCAGTTAAATCAGTTAATTCTTTAGAATTAAAATCTACAGCATCTTGAATTATTGGAGCTAATCTTTCATAAACGTCTGCATTATATAATTTTAATTTGTCTACATAATCCATAGGACTATCTATAGCAGGGCCTACTCCGTATGCAGCCAATATAGATCTTGCAGCATTTATTAAATCTATATTTTGTGTTTTTGCTCTTGTTTTATCATTTTTTATATCAAAAACTTTATTAAATAATGCGTCTTTACCTTTAGTTACTTTGTTATATAAATTATGCATTTTTACGGCTTCTCGTCCTAACTCGTGTTGCAATAATTGTGCACGTTTATATTTTATTGCGTTTTGTGTATTACCTTCCATCATAGCTTTTTCAGTAAGTTTTACTGAGCGTGCTTGTGCCCTTGCATATCTAGATGGCCTAATTTCTTTCATTGCTGTTTTTGCCAATATATCTTGTGCAACTTGTCTAGCTGCTGCAACTTGATAACGAACTGGTTGCATAGCTTTTGATAAGAAGCGTAATTCAGTTGCAATAAATTTTGCTCTTGCTTTGTTATGTAATGCTTCTAGTGCTATTAAATTTCTTTGTTTTGGATCAGCTAATTCACTATATTCATCTAACATACGTCTATTTGTACGTTCTTTAACAACATTATTTATTGGTTCTAAATCAAGCAAAGCATTAATCATTGCGTGTGCTGATTCATAATTAAACATTTCAGCAAACAATGCTAAAGGTTGTCCATTTTTGCGAAGCATACCGTATTGGCCAGTACCTAATTTTTTAATTTCTTCAGTCATATCATAAAATTCTGATGCTGCTGCAATGTTTTTAACTTCGTCCAAACTAAGTTTGTTGCCATCAGTAACTATTACTGGCTCACCTCGATCATTTATGGTTTTACCATATTTTAAAAAGTCTGCTAATCGATATGTTTTTTCTTTTTTAGCTTTTTCCATTTCTTCAGCAAATATTTTTTTTCTAACGGCTCTTTCTTTTGTTTGTAATTTTTTTATTATTTTATCTTTAGCATTATCTAATACCGCCATTTCTTTAAAACTTTTTTTACTTAATGCAGCTATAGCTTCTTCTTGTGCTTGTTGTATGTCTCTTGTATATTCAGCCCATTCTGCGTCATTCATACCGCTGCTTGCTTGTGTTTCAAACATAGGTTTCATATTATATATTTTTTGTGATTGTTGTATTTCTTGTTCACTAGCTACCATGCGATCCATTACACCTCTAATCTCATCTGTAAGAATTGGCAGGTCTACACCATTTTCTGCTTTATATATTTCGTTTAATTCACCTCGTATTGATTGATAAATTCTGTTTAAAAATTTACGAAATCTGGTAAACATTTCTTGTAATTTACTATTAGGTGCAGCTTTTTCTTCTGATAAATATATTTCGTAGTTATATGCAAACGATTCATGGTATTTTCTTTTTTCTTGTAATGACAAACTATTCCATGTATTAAGATCTGCTACTTCAAAAAAGTCTAATAACTTATTAAAATCGTCTGTCATTCTCTGAGTAGCTTGTCCAGAAGATACTAATTGCTCCATAACTGTTAACATATAATGTGCTGTCTCATGTAAAAACGTAGATAAATCAGCTTCTGTAGTTAAAAGTGTTGTTAAATTTTTAGGATCAAATTGACCTCTAGAACCTTTTGGTGTTTGTGCTTGTGAAAACAAATCACTTTGTTTTTCTAAATTTCTTCTTGTTCTTCTTAATTTAGTTTTTTCAATTATTCTTGCTCTTGCAGCAGCAGCTTCTTCTGGCGTTGCTGCTTGTGCTCCAAACAATGCACTGGCTTTATCTCTTAATTCTTTATCAACTACATTTGGACTTTTATCTCCATACTCTCCCATGTATGGCTCACCTAATTCAACTACTCGTCTAATTGAATCTCCTATTAGTTGGTCACTAGTTGGTGCAAAATCTGGAACATTTGGATTTTCATCTATTTCTACTGAAATAGACTCTCTAGCTTTTCTATTGTTGAGTCTGTAATCTCTTCGTCCGTCTGGGAATTCATCATCGATACTAAGTCGAGCAGGGTCGAGTCTGACTGCAATTGAGGTATCACCATAACCAAGATCTGCTGTATCTCTGGTGGTAAAGAAGGGATCACTTGCTGTAGTGTATTCAAGTCGATTGGACTCTCTGATTGCGTCTGCTGATTGTTTGTCGGTGTGGTGGTAGATGGTAACTGTTCCGTCTCCGTTAAGGGGAAGTCCAGTTCCTTCATCTGTTGGGGTGTCAAAATTTCTTCGTCCTTGTCGGAAAGTTTCATTATCCTGTTGTATTCCATCTGGTCTTCTTTCTCCTGATTCAGAAACTCTTGCTCTGTCAATGCTCTGGTTTTGAATTTCAAGGTCTACCTCCTGTATTGTGGATTGTATGTCAACGTCAGAAATGCCAAATGTTTTTGCTAATCCTACAGCAGCATTAGCGTAGTCTGGTGCTTCGTCATCTACATAACCTTTAGTGTCTTCTGCTTCTACTAGTTTAGCAGAATCATACAATCTTTTTTCGGGATACCATAACAACGCTTGCAAATCAGCCATTGTAAGATCTGGATTATCTTGTTGCAATACGTCCAACGCTTGATTAAATACTTTTCTTATAAATCTTCTTTCTGGTGCTCCGCTTGGTGCTTCTTTTTGCCCATCTAAAAATTTTGTGTAACTAACACCATTTTTTCTTATTTCATGTCCTATACCTATTCTGTCAGATCCTTTTCTGGGTTTACCTAATATGTCAAATATTACCTGTTCTACTTCGGGCTGATCTTTAATAGTTGCAATTTCATTCATTATTTTTCTATTTGGTTTATCAGTACTCGCATTGTCTATAGCAACAGCAACTTCATCTAAATTAGTCATTCTAATTTTGACACCAATAAGATCTTGTAATTTTTTTCTTTGTTTAGGACTAAGTGCTTTTAATAATGGTTTTAATTGATCACGTTTCATATTTGCTTGCTTGCGTTGATCTAAAACTAATGTTCCAGTTAAACGACCCCATGAACGTATTAACCATCTATCCATAGTAAGTTGTTCAAAAAACCCTTTTAAATTTGCATAAAATCCATTACCAATTTTGGGGCCCATTACCGCAGCACCATAAACAATTTCAGATTCGTTTTCACCAGATACACTACTGTTTGTATATGCTTTAACTTCTTTAACTGTGTGTTGAGTTTGCATAAATTGTTCTAACTCTTCAAAAGGTTTTTCTCTTATTAATCTGTTAAATAATTTAAAGTTGTTATTAATAGCATCAGTTGCTTTTCCAATGCCTATATTTGTAGGAAACTTACCTGTCTTTTTGTAATGCCTATATGCTTTTTCTGCTAACTCAAAGTTTTTATCAACCTTGATCATGTTAGAAGTGTTAGCTAACGCCCAAGTAAATGCAAAATTAGCTACCGGATCAGTATCTAATTCTGGATGTATAAGTGATAATATTCTTTTTGCTTTAGTTACTTTTTCGTTATACCAACCAACAGCATTACTATTTTCTATTAATGCAAATCTAGCATCAGCAATTATTGTCTCTACTAAATATTTTTCTGTTTCTATTGACGCATCATTAACATCAATACCTGCTTCTTTCGCAGCTTGTTTTACTCTTTCTTGTAGTTCTATTTTAAATTGCCTATTAGTTGGGAAAGGTTTACTCTTAGCAAAATCAAAACTATTTTCTAATCTATTTGTTTGTCTAACATTATCAGGTACAGGTTTACCTTGTTGTTGTGGTTTAGCACGTTGTTCAAAGACTTCATCTGCATCTGTATCATCTAATAATTCTTGTATTTCTTTTTCCCAAGTGCCACTTTTTTCTACAGTTTTTACGTTAGCTTGATTAAAAATAATTATTTCTTGATTGTTATTATCTAACGGCATAATAATACCGTCATATCCTTCTTCAATTAATTTTTTTCTAAATGCAGTAGACGCTGTTTTGCCACCTTCTCTAACATCGTTTTTTTCTGCTTTTGTTGCTACATATGGATTTTCTAATTTTGCATACAAAGGCATACTAGGTGTTGCATTTTCTCCTTTATTTTTTTGCTCGTAAATATCTGCAAAGTCTTTAGCATCTTGACCCCTAACTGCGTACACTCCCGGCCCTGCCCAACCATCGTCTTTTTTTGTCGGGTTATTACTATCAAAACCTTTTACGCTATCAGAAGTTCCATGAAAAATTATTTGTGGTGTACCATCTTTTTCAATTAATTTTGAATTTTTAAAAAATTCTCTACTAATCTGATTTTGTGTATTTACTAATCCGTCTTGTGTAAATAATTGGTTTAATTTAGATGTTCTTACATTTTTGTTAATTTGTTGTTCTCCTTGTATGTTGTAATAAAATTCACTAAAAAACTGACTTGGAGACATACCTAAATCTTTAGCTTGCGTAACAATAAAATCACGAGCAAAGGTTGACAAATCTGATATTTGATTTTTTGTATATTTTGTACCTGCATTTTTTAACATTTGTTCAATAGTCGATTTAACATCGGCTGCATCTAATTTAAAATCTTCTACTGCTTGACTTTCAACTGTTATTGCATCAAGCATTTCTTGTTCTATTGTTGGCCTATCTTTTAAATATTGTGCATATTCTGCTGAACTCATTCCTTTTTCTGTTTTGCGTACATGAGGTTTTATAACATTGCCAACTTGTGTACCTACTAGTTGTGAAAAATATTCACCTGTCTGCATTTCAACAGTTCCTACACCTCCACCTTCATTTATTTCTTTTAGTTGTCTTGCAATATCTGGGGCAGCTACTTCAAGATCTTCTATTAATATGCCGTTATCTTTTAATGATTGATTAAACACATCAGCTTCTATGTATAAGTTTTCTACACCATTTTCTATTGCTAGATTATCTATTAATGCTCTGTACTGTTTAGGATTTCTTTGTCTAGTTTTGTTATCTACAGACATACCATAAACTTTTTCTAAAAATGCAGTATCTTTATTTGCTTCTTTTGCTCTTTGAACATCTATAGCAAAATTACCTCCGGCAGGTACTAAACCTAAAATTGCCATAGCTTGCATACTTTTTATAAAAGTAGTAACTAATCTATCTGCAACTTCTTCACGACCTTCTTGTGTTCCTAATTTAACCTCTAGGTCAGGATAATCTTTTAAACGTACAGCTAAATCACGGCCTATGACATTAGTAAATTCTTGACCAACTTCAGTTAAAGATTCTAATGAACTGTTTAAAATGGTATTTTTACTAAAATCTATAAATGCTTTTTTTAATGTAGGTTTAGCTAATTCTTTTACTAATTTCTTTGTTACTTCTTTTGCTAAATATTTTTTAATTAATGGTCTAAATACAATACCTGCACCACCAAATTCTAATGCTGCGTTAGTTAAACCAACTCCTGTGCTTATATGTTGTGCATCACGTTCATCTAAACCTTCATCAAGCATTTCAAGGTATGAATGACCTGCTTCTATTTTGTAGCTTTCATATGCCATCGTAGTCATAAAACCAACGACAAAACCGCCTTTAGCTGTAAAAATAGAACCCGGCCCAGTAACTGAACCTAATCCAAATCCTATTGCAGCACCGGCAGATCCACCTTCTAATCCTGTTTTTACTGTTTTAGACATTTGTCCAACAACTGTTGACGCTTCTTCCCAAAATCCAGAACCATCACTTTGTAACTGTTCTACTCTTTCATTTAATTTTGCTAATTCTAAATCTAATAATTCGTTGCCTTTACCACTTTTTTTTAAATTACCAATTTTTCCTATTCTAGTTTGTAGCCTACCTTTTTCCCAACCTTGTGCTATGTTTTCTGGCATATTTTTTATACCATTAAATACATACGCAATACCTTGCAAATCATCTACATTATCGTGAGCAATAGCTGCAAAATTTTTATCTGTTAATTGCCTTCTTAAAACTGGGTCATATAAAGATAATTCATATGAACGCATTCTTTCTTGTTTTTTCTTTTGTATAAGAGCGTTAATTGCTTCATCACTATCTAGTGCAATTTCTTCTGGCAAATTAAGATCTAATGCCATTCTTTGTGCTTCACCTACCTTGTTAGGATCTTTCTCCATAACAAGTCGCATATTAGCTCGCATAATATTTCTTCTTTCTTCCTCTTCATCTTTTAAAACTTCAGACATTGCATTGTAATCAGTATCTGAATTGGTATTAATACCTCCTATCCTGCCTTCTTCACGAAGTAAATCATCAAAAATGTTATATGAGTCTGTCATTAAAATAAATTAATTCTTGATTTAGTTTTAGTAATTTTTCCAATTTCACCTTTTTGATAGCGTACTTCGTTAATAAAATCTTGTACAGTTTTTGGCCTACCAAATGACACCCATCGTTCTGTCATTTCTTGGTAACTAAGTTTAAGTCCATTTTGATCGTAACCTTTAAGCATATAAGTCCTTACTTCGTCAGGAATTTGATTATGGTATATTTTTTTAAATTGCTCATTTTCTTTTACTATGCTAAATGTTTTAGATAATTGATCTGTGTCAACAGCAGCAACAACATATTCTGAACCTACTCTAGTTGCAAAACCACCTACACGAACTTTATTCGCCAGTATACTTTCTAAAATTAATTCTTTTTTTTGCCTGTCTAATTTAACTCCTTCTTTTTTAGCATCTTCAACTTGATCTTTCCATGCTTTTAATATCTGTAAATAATCGGTTTTCCCATCACCTTGTTTATTTAATATTTTAGTATAACCGTACTCATCTAATTTAATATTTAAAACATCTTTATCTACAGAAATAGATCCAGAGCCACTACCGCTACCACTACCTAAACCTTTTTCTTTAGTTTTAATTTCAAGATAAGTAGATTCTTTCATAAGATATCTGTAATCATCTATAGTTTCACCCGGTTTTAATAATGTACCTTCGTAATATGCAAGTAATGTGTCTACGTCATCTGTTTTAGCAAAACCTTTTTTTAAATTTTCTTGATCTTCAACTTTCAGTTGATTCCAAATTTCTGGTTTTACATCTTTCCAACCACCGGGTTTTGCATACGCTAAGTCTTCAGCAGGTTTAAGTATTTCTGTTTTATAATTTTCTTCTGCAAACTCTGTTTGTTCAGTATGTTTATCTTTTAAATTAGCTTCTACATATTCCAATACATTTTTATCTTTTATATTTTCTCTAGCAAATTTTAATGCATCTTCTAAATTGAATACACCATCTTCACCAACACGCATTGATGGTTGCTGTGTGTCTTTATATGTGTAATCTATTTTTGATACAACAGTATCTAAATCTTTAGAATATAAATCTAATTCATCACCTTCGCCATATTTTTTACCTAACTCTTCTTTACTTAAACCTACAACTTTTTCCATTAATTTTGCATTTACTTCTGCTGCATAAGCGAAATCAGTTTTCATTTTTTCTTTATCTATAACAAAGCCTTCTTCTTTTAATAATGTATTTGCTTTTGTAAATACACTATCTGCCTTTTGTACACCTAATTCTTTTGTTAAAAACAAATGTGTTGTGCGATGTTCTGGTGGTAATGATGTAGTTGCACCTTCTTTATAATATTTAGATTCGTTTTGTAATTTTTCTAAATTTAATATATTAATTTCTTTTGTATTACCTTCTACATATGGCATACCATTGCTGTTAGTAGCATTATTGCTACCTTCTAATGAAGTAATTACTTGTGCAGAACTAGTAAAATTACCATCATTAGAATTAATATTTTTTCCGTCTATTATATTGTTTGCAATATTTTCTCCATTTTCTTTTTTTAAACCAGTGTTTATTATTTTTGCGTGTTTGCTTATTTGTGCTTTTGATATACTTCCTTCTTTTTCGTGAAATTCAAGATACTCAGCAGCTTTATGATATTCATTGTTAATTAATAATTTTGTTATAGATGCATCATGTACTTGGTTTAAATATCCCATTCTAATATTTTGATATGTTTCGCTGTCTTTTGTACTACCTTGTGAATCACCTACAAATTTTATGCCTTTTGATTCTGCATAATTTTTTATTTTTACATCTAATGCTATTAAATTTTTAACATATTCACTATTTTCACCCATATTAAAATCATCAACAGACAACCCAGTTTCTGTGACTGAATTTTCTATATCAGCAAGAGTTTCAGCGTTTGCATGTTTAGATCCTTCAGCTATAGAATGTTTACTCATTCGGTTTGTTGAAGATAATAATGTTGCTGATGACTTTTCATTAAATATTGCTAATTGATTTTTATTTTCTGATCTTTCTGCTATTTCTTCTTTTAACGCATTAAGATCTTTTACTTTTTGATCATATGCAGTAATAGGTGTAGTGCCATCGTCTTCATAACCAACTACTTTTACAGCATTACCTAGTTCTGTCGAAAGATAATCATTTTCAATTTCTAATGCTCTTGTTTGATATTCGGTATGTAATTGTTTGGAATGTGCATCATCTCTTTCATCTTGTAAACTTTTTGCTATTTGTGCAAATTGCTTAAATGCTTTACTAGATCTTTCTATATCATCAGTTACTACATCGTCCATAGGACGTACTTCTGTAGCACTTAACTGTGGTGCTGATCCAACTCTAAGTTGTTCTGTCGGTGTGTTTTGTAAAGGTACTGTAGCCATAATTAACCTTCAAAATATTTGTTTTTTGCTATATCGCCAATGCCTGTTAATAACGTACTACTCATATTTAAGAATGGACTTACTGTTGATGCGTTAGCTAAAGCTCCGGCTTGCGATACACCAAGCATTGTTCCTCTAATATCCATATTTACCTTACGCATTCTTGCTTCATTTATTGCTTGTACTTTATTTGTATTCATTGTAATTTTGTCTATTTCTTTCATAATTTCGTCACTAGCAAAAAGATTTGCTGTACTTCCATAACCTAAACTACCACCTCGTGCTGCTGCACTTGCTGTAGCTTTTCCTTTGCGTTGACCTGCTGCCATAGTTTTAATCATTATTTGTCTGTTATATGCTCTACTTACTTGTTGTGCTTGTCTTTCTAACATACGACTATTAATTTTAGCCATATCTTTTTTATGCTCATAATTAAGAGCCATTGATTTATATTTAAATTTTTCTGTTTCCGCAGCATAATAAGAACCAATCAGTCCTTGAACAGTTCCTGTTATAGAACTAATACCAGCTACTTTATTTCCTATTGTTGCCATAACTTCAACAACTACTTATTTTTCTAATATACATACACTATATCTGTTTACGGTTACACTATCCACCTATAGCTACTTCCAATGTCAATCCAACAATTGTTAATGGTAATGGATCAGATTGTCGTACAAACAACTGGCCGTTATCTTGCCATGTAGGTGTAAGCATAATTTTTATATCTTCTGTTTTTAAATTAGGTGGTGAGCCATATGGTTCTGTTGTACGTTGTTTTGCTTCTACTAATTTATCTGCACTAGGCCCTGCAAAAATACCAGAACTTTCTAATACTCTTACCCATACATGGTTTAAATTTTTAACACGGCCTTGACCAAATGCTTCTGCTTGCAAAGCTAGTGGTAATGATTGCAAATCGCTTTCATATGGTAATCCTACGTGAACAACACTAGCTGCACGGTCTAACGTAATAGAACCGCTAGAAACAACCTTTTGTGGATGCACAGCACCATCAGCTAATATGCTAACTGTTTTGCCTTCTAACCATGTAATGCCTGATATAACATTTCTTGCTACTTCATAAGTTGTAATTGGTGTATTACGCAAAGATGCAGGTAAATCTTTATCTAATTTTGCTGTTGCTACTGTTTGACTTGTAGTAGATACAATATTACAACGATAGAAATCTGTGCCATCAACTAAAACAATTGCATCACCTTTATCATCAATGTTAGGTGGTGCATTAAATAAATTATAATTAGCAGTTATAGTAACGCTTTCTCCTTTTGTATAGTTTGTGCCGCCAGATATAGTTACATTAAGTCCTGTGTTTGTATTTGTGCCATTATATGTTGCACCTGCGTCAACGAAAAAACTATCACGTTGAGTTGCGTACAATCTTGTACCCATACGTTCTATATATTTTTTAGTAGCACCATTTATTGTTCTTTTTATAACGCAATAAACTACATCATCATTACCTTCAGATACAGTAGCAACACTTTCAAACGTACCATCTGTATCATGTTGATGCCATGCCCCTACTTGCTGTTCTGGCACATATGTAAAACCTATTAATTTACCACTACTACTTGTCATCCAAACAATAGGCAATGGTGCTTTGGCTAATGCCATATCTATTATTGTAAAATTATCAAACAAATGTGGTGCTCGAAGAGATAAATCACCTGTAATAAATCCATTTGCTTGCCAGTTATAACCAAGTTCTCTTACGTGACCGCCACGAGCAGCAGCATAAACCATACTGTTGTTTACAATTACTGGTTGTGCATTGTTTGCACCAACATAAGATTGTGGTTTTACCGATATAGAACTAGGTGTTATAGCGTCACTATTAACAGATGCTATACGCCATTCTGCTGATCCTGTAAGCAATAGTAATTGTGTTAATGGAACAATGTGTCGTATTGTGTTTGCTTCACGAGCAGCAACTCTAAACTTAATACGGTCATCATCTCGTATAGGTATACCAAAAGACATATTACTTTCAGTACCTGATTTAGTCATATAAATAGTTTGCGGATCATTATTTGTACCTGCAAAAACTCTACGTTGTTCAAAATAAGATACAGCACCCGGAAAGTTATTAGAACTAGGAAATGGGTTGTCATAAACAGGTGGCGTTCTAGAAAAATCTGGTGCTATATTTGCATCTACAATTGTTGTGCTAGTTGTTTCTCCTAAAAATCCAAATACACCTGCTTGTTCTTTATATACTCTGTATCTTGCAGCACCAGTAACAGCATTCCACGAAATAGTATTTTTAGCTCCAGTTACAAAAATATTATTATTAACTGAAGCAGAACTAGATTGGGCACTTTCATCTATAAGGTTACTACCAATAGCTGTAACAACATATTCATGATTTTCAAATGTATCTGCATTAGTACTTGATGATGAAGGTATATAAGAACTTACAGAAACACCAGTTGGTGATGCAATAGGGCTACCAAAATTTATTGTTTTTAATTCCCATTTTGTTGCACCAAGTCTTCTTAATTCTCTAGGTGCGTGACTAGGATGCACGATTGTCATAACGTCCGCAGATTGCACATAATGTATATCAAATAATTCTGCTTCTAAATACGGTGATGGTATTTCATATGTCATGTCAGCAGGTAATGCATACCAATTAGTTGCGTTTGGCGGTTGACTATTGGAATGTGCAGTTTTAGCGTAATAGTTAACACCGTTATATAACGCTATATCTCCTACTGCATAATTTGTGCCACTATTCCACGCTGCTCCATTGCTGTAATTTAATGTTGCACCTTGTGTATGAAATCTAAAATATTGATCACCCATTTCTATAACCATTGTTTGCACAGTAGAAAAAGTAAAAGACATTAATCTTACTGCTTTTGTGCTATCTTTTACTTCTTTTACAAATGCAAATCCCGGTCTGTTTTCGGCAGGGCCTTGTGGTTTAGCAATAAAATTACGCATTGTTGCTGCACCTTGTTGATATTTACTGTCATCAATACGTCCAAACATTTCTGGTGATATTTCACCTCCAGAAAACGCTTGTTTAAAATTGCGTGTTACAGGCATTAATTATCTCCCAGATGTCCAAGGAACTATATGTTCTACTGTAATATCTCTTTGTAAATTATCAGCTTGTTTAGCTTGCACTAAATAACCTTGCATCATTTGTGTACTGCGTTTTGCTTCTGCCATGCCTTGATCACCTTTTATAATTGGCCCTGCCAACATAGAAGCTAAATGCCAAGACAAAGTAACAACAAATAATGGAGAAAACAATGATGGATCAGTAACAAATGATTGATATCTCAACATGGCATTTTCTTGATTTGTATATATTAATGATCCTTCTATTGCAAATTGTTGTGGAGTATATTGACCTGCAACTATTGTTGGTGCGAAATTAGCTGTTAAATTACCCGGAGTATCACCGGCAGACATTCTTGTAGCATAATCGTTTTGTGATGAAGGAGATATAACTGCAATAGGACTCATCATATCCGCAGGTGCTACATATGCATAATCCCATTGATCAAGAATATTTGTAGTTAATGCTAAATTTTGACGTTTTGCTGCAAAATTCCATGTGTGCATTTCCAATAAATTGTTTCGTGCTATTGGATAAAAGCGTGCAGCTTTTTCTGCTTGTGCTGATCCTTCTGGTGGATTAAGCGAAGCTATTGTTGCATCATCACCCAAGTGAGCTAGGGCAAGGTTGCAAATATCTACTTCAGTTGCCATAACATCTCCTAAAAAAAAGGGAGGTTAGCAGTATTACTACTAGCCCCCAGTAACAAAAATAAGAAAATAATGCCTACTTACTTGCTGATTCAAGTTGACTAATAAGAGTTTCTTTTGTTTGTCTTCTATCTAGTTCAATACCGATAGTACGACCATAAACTTCGAGTTCGGCTTTTGTCATTGCTTGGTAATCAATAACATCAGACCCACCAACTATTTCAATATTGGTATTTGGCTCTCCGTTGTATTCAAACTCTTCATCGGCTTCTCGCATGGATTGACCAACAAAGCACTTAATTTTAGCTCTGTAAATAGGCATACATTCTCCTTATTAAACTACGGTAAAGCCAGAAGCATAGTACTTTTGACCATCACCAATTGTTTCTACTATATCAGCAGTAACTTTACCTGCATTCATAGTACCAACAACAGTGTATCTAGCACCAATAAATCTTTGGCCTTTGCCAGCAATATCTGGATTTAAACGTACAACAACGTTTTTACCTAATGTAAGTGCTGCTGTAGCTAATACTGCACTACTACCAATAACGGTAGGTGTACTTAAGTTTGCAGAAGAACTAGTAATAACTTCAAAAGTTACGCTAGTACCGTTAGCAAATGCTTCGGTTAATGCAAAGTTCATGTACAAAGCAGTACCTTCACCTATGTCTCTAGCAACACCTAAATCAACGGTGTTAGTAGATACAGCAGTTGTTGTAACTGCTTGATCTTCGCTTACTCTAAGTAATGCATCTGTAATCATTTTAGATCTCCTTTAATAAAATAAAAATTAAACTACACGAGCTTCGTTGTTAATTAACGAATCAACCTGTCTTATTGGAGTACCCAAGAATGATAAGTAGCTTTTAGCTGTTCCAAACTGTGATAAACCTTCTTGTATTTTTAAAACATTTTGTGATTTATCTAATGCTGCAATAGACAATCCAGAATGAACTGTTCTGTTCATATAGAATGCTGCTCTACCCATTGCCATGTTTGGTATTCTGTAAGTTGCTCTTGCCATTAATTTGATAAGAGAAGTTGCAGCAGAAGCTGATTGTGTGCCAGTAACACCAAGTAAATCAGAAATGTCAACATTGCAAATACGAACAACGTATCTCCAATCTTTAACAACTAATCCATTTTTCCACTGATAACGAGTAGCAAAAGCTTGTAGTCTTGTGCCGTCACTGTTGTATACAGTTTGCTCGCCAAGATCTTCGTGAGTTAAACCTGCTTTAGATCCTTTAGGAAAAGGACAATATACAGTTTGATCACCCCAAACAACTAAATATACAGAAGCGTTATCAGAACCTGTTCCACCTGCATCAAGTATGTTTACAGCATTATCTGCGGAAAGATCACCATATCTTGGTGCAAGACCTAAAAACTTTTTAGGATCTGTTCCGGGGTTGCCGTAAAACATTGTCTCAGCTTGAGTCTGGTTCATTGCTTCCAAGAACGCAGTGTCTTCAGATAAACGGAACTGTGCAGTGTTACCATTTAACATTGCCAAGTCTTTGTCTACCTCAGAACGTGCTTCAAGGATTGCACAAGCTTCATCAACTTGAGCAGTTGTTGATTTGCTGCCGGGAATACCTTGATTTAATGCACGAAAATAAACTGATGGTAAACCAGTTCTGATAATTACACGTTCACCAGTAGGTAAATTACCTTCTTTAAAAACGCAATCATCTAATATTTCGTTGGTTTGAGATAGTAGCTCTGCAACGATGGGAACTCTACCGTCTGGGTCAGATCTTTTTGCCCAATCCGCTAGTGTTAAATTTGAGGTTGAGAGTGTAGCCATTTAATAACTCCTTACTTGTTTTGCTGATTTGAATATAGTGCGTTAGCAATGCTGTTAAAATCTTTAGGATCTGCCCCTTCAGACATAGCACCTTCTGAATTACCAACATAACTGTCTTCACTAATTGCCTTACCTGCTTTGTACATAAACCTGATTATCTCAGGGTGATTTCCAAAGCCTGTTTCATGCAGCAGCGACTTCAAAGAATCAGAACCAAAAGCATCTAAAGCTTGTTTAGCAACATTAAGATTTTCAGCTAAATTTTCACCGCCAAATTCTTTATCAGCTTGTGAATCATTAGCCCACTCAAGTTTTACTTGCTCTAGTACTTTGGCTTGTTTTGCCTGTATAACAGGTGCAACTTTGTCTAATACTTTTTGTGCAGCATCTTGTGGCAGGTCAAGTTCTTTAGCGACTTCACCGAATGCAGTTACTACTTCGGGGTCGAGTTCAGAAGAATCGTCAGTAATTTTCGTATTAAACTCGTATGTCTCAGGTGCTCCTTGTGGTGCTTCCTGATCGCTAGTTTCACTTTCAACAGCGGTTTCATCCGAAACTTGTTGATCCTGTACACTTTCAGCTTGCTGCTGTGTGTCAGTAGTTGCTTCAGTTGATTGCTCAGTTGTTGCGTCTACTGTTTGCTGCGTGTCGCCTTCATTTGTTTGGTTGGCTTCCGTCATCAGCGTTTCTGACATTTTGTTGTTCCTTAATCATTGTCGGATACAGTTCTGGGCAGAGAGTGTGGACTTGGTTAAGGAGTTGCAAACCATAGTTTCTGTTACCTTCGCTAAATGACATTGCCATTGCGTTAGTGTTGAACGATGATCGAAATACACCTGCCATTTCCAGAAGTCTCCAGACAAATCTGCGACCCCTCTTGCTGCTCATGAGCCATTTTATATCCGCTTCCTCGTTCTGTCGGTCAATTCTGTCTACAAACTTTTTATTGTCTTTAGATTTTTGTTGACCTTTAAGATCGAGAGGGTTATATTCGCTCATGCTTAAATATATCTAGTTATAACTTGGTTATGGTCACACCTATTTTTGATTAGGATACATTTTTTTTGCAGTTTTTGCTGCGTTTTTAAAATCTTTAGCAGTTGGCCTACCCTTTTCACCTTTCTTTTTCATACGCTCGCCAGAACCAGCTTTAATTCTTTTACGTTTTGCGTGTATGTTTTCGTACAAACTCATGATTAAAACATTGATGGGTAAAGTTTTTTAAGTTTTTCTAATTCTTTTAATTCTGCTTCACTTGCCATGCCGCCTTCTTTCATGGCTTCTAACGTCTTTACTTTACGTTCTATTTTTCTAGGAATGATTTTTTCTGCACCTTCAATTCCTCCTTTTTTTCCTTTTTTGTCAGTCTTTTTTTTACCAAACATAATTAACCTCCGGTTAGATAAGTACCTGTAGTGGGTGTAGTAACAGGCTGTGCTTTTGGTGGTGCAGATGCCTTGTCTCCATACAATCCATCAGCTTGATCACCAGTTTTATCTATTGGTTCAATAGCCATTGCACATATTTGTAGCTCAACATTTTGTTCTACGCCATCTTTTTCTTGACTTTCCCTGACTGTTTTGACATATGCTTTTGCTTTTAGCATCATTTCAGTACCTGCTTCCGGTAGTTTTTCTATGCCTAATTTTTGTAATTCTTCTTTACCTAAAGATATACACAAACCGTAGCTATACATCGGCTCGTCAAACATTTCTTTACTGTCAATAGGTTGTGGATCTTTTTTTAAATCAATTAAATCCATTTATACCTCCAATGGTGATGGTGAATTGTAACCACTAAACTGGTTCATTATATCCATAGCATTACCTGAGTCTACTTTACCAAGTTTTGCCATGTTTTCTACTGCTTGTTGCTGTTGTTCTGCTTGTGCTGCTGCCTGTTGTGCCTGTGCTCTTTGTTGTCGTATCTTAGCTACAACTTGTCCGGGTACTATTAATGACGGATCAATGCCTAACATATCAGCATAACTATCTGCCCATGCATCAGAATCAAATTTATCAAGTACATCAGGCTTCATTTGTGCAATAGCACCCATTGTATTTGTATATCTATCAACACTATTTGTACCAATAGCACGTTGAGCTTGTGCCAACATAGATACAAACTCTACATTTAATTCCATACCTTGCAATTCTTCTGGTGCAGGTGGCACTAAATCTGCTTCTATCATTCTGCTAAATGTAATATCTATTAACGGATCTAATAATTCGTTATGTAATCTTTCTAAAACAGGCCCTAACATTAGTAATTTTTCTTCGTGACGTTCTGCTACTTCAGTTGCAGTCATTCTTGTGTCAGTAGCATTGGCCAACATAAGAAACAAATCAGCATAAAAACTACCATTTATGCGTTGCCTTACGTCTTGTATGTCCATTAACAAGTGTTGTAAGTTTAAATTTACGTTAAATGCTGTCTCAATCTTGCCTTGCTGCCCATCAATAAATGTAACGCCACCCGGCAAACTATCTACATCACGGTTTTTAAGGTAACTAGGTACTTGTAATGGTGGTTTTGTTTGGTAATCAATGCCTTGTGCCTTGCGTAATTGCTCATGTTGTAGCTGTTTTATGTCGCCTAATGCTTCCATACCCGGTGAATTACCATAAATATCGCCACCAGATATACCCCATCTTGGTACAACTACAGGAAAATCTTTAAATCCACTTTCTCTTAACACTTTATCGCCTTCACCACCTTGCTCAAAATAACAAGATTTATATGCCATGTTCATATTGTCTTTCTTACTAAAATCACGTTCTCTATCATCTCTTGGTTCTATTGCATGAATAATAGTTATCCACTGATCTAGTGAACCTCTGTCGTGCAAGTTTTTAACAGACGTTGAACAATTGTTATATCCAAATTCTCTTACCGTTTCTCCTACTGTTTTTTGAAATTCTCTAAACAATGTATTAACTCTGCCTTGATAATCTGTAGCAATTGCATATTCACCACACGTTACTGGGTAATGATGTATTGCGTTTTTCATGTCAGGTAGAATAATTGACCCTGCTGTGCCAAATGCTCCTAACTCTTCATAAATACTATGTAATGTCCTGTATGTATTAGATTTAGTAAACACTAATTGCATACGTTCTGTGACATCGTGTAGCCACATTTTTACTGGTGGATATTTATTTAGTTCTGGATCAACTGTACCTAACCTAAACCAAGGTCTTGCAGGGGATGTTGCACCGGCCATCATACCTGCACCTAACGTTCTTAATGCTCTTGTACCTGTATTGTCGTATATCGAGTTATGTCTTCTATGCCCTTTGTTTCTATCTTGTACAAAATAACGTCCATTTCTTGGCAGTAAATATGTCGTTACTTCTTGCCAATGCGACCACCAAGTAGCCCTTTCTGATCGAAGATGACCCCACCTTGTCAATAATTTACTTCTCTTGGTTTCGTACATTGATTAACCGCCTAATAAGGTGGATTTGCCTAGATTTAATTGATTTGGATCTACACCCATGTTGCCAGTAAGCATAGTACCTGCTGCACCACCTTTACCTGCTAATACACTTTCGTCACCTATAGCACCAACATCTGCTGTCTGTCTGTTTGCTTTGTTGTACTCCATGTCAGCACGATCAGCTTCTGCTTTTGCTGTTTTTCTAGCATCTTCATTTGCTTGTCGTTGCATAGCTAATTGTTTTTTTTGTTGCTTTTTCTGTTGCTGCCCTTGGTAAATTTGATAACCAGTGCTAGCAACTGCTGCTATAGCTGTCGTAATAGCCATGTCATAGCTCCTTAGAAAAGATAATATCTTGTACACCATATTTTAATCTCGGTAGCATATGAGCCAAGGTGGTGCTTTCTTTGGCGTGCCATAACATAAGTTTGCATCCGAGCAATGTTGCGTGTTTTTCTGTCTCTTTTATTAACTTTAAACCGACTCTGCCACCCCTGTGTTCTTTGCTAATAAACAACAAATCATTTTGGGCTAGTTTTAAATCGGCATAATGTAAATGATTAGTGACAAAATTAACAGAATAACCAATTAACTTATCGTTTTGCCTAGCTGACAATATAAAAATAGTACCCATCTCTTCAGACTTACGGTACGTTTCTTCGTCTGGTTTTAGCACCATAACGTGTTTGTTGCGTGCAATCTCTTCGTAATGCTCGTCAAACAATGTTTGGGCTTCTGCCAACATTTCGTCAACTGTGGCAAGTTTGATTTCCGTTTTGGATATCCTACTTTTGTCTACAGTAGCTGTACTATCAGTAGTTACGGTCACACTGGTCATAAAGAATTTTTAGGAACACAATCAAATATTATATGCACTCTGTCTGTCATGCCAATATTGTGTGCTGTGTGTAGTTTTTTATGGTTAAACCACCAAACATCGCCTACCTCAAACTTTTGCTCCTGATCTCCACAAGTTTGACTACACCATTGGTTAGATTTAAGGACAATATGAAACCTACTGTAGTGATCTGCATACGTTCCTTGGTCGTTATGTTTAGTTACATGACCACTAGGTTTTAAATTTACAATTAATACCCTACCCATGTCTTCAACTTCTAGCTGTTTAAGTATTGGTTGCATTAATGGCACTAACGCAGGTTTTAAATATTCCATACACGGATAATCGTATGATCCTGTATCCCAAATAACATAGTATTGACTCATTTTTAGTGGCCCACGAACATATATTGACTCTGTATCTTTATGTGGTGTGCCAGTAAATTTTTGACGTGCTGTTATTTCTGTCCACAGTTCTGGTTTATTGTCTAATAATTGGAGTAATGGCTCTACATCTAAGCCTGTAGCTATACGTTTAAAGTGCTTTGTATGGGTCATAATCTGCTTTCTGTGTAGATACTTTGCGTCTTTTGATATATATATCTTCTGGTACTTTCTTGGCTACTGGCAGGGCAAAGGTTAGTGCTAGTGCATCAGCTAAATCTGGTGAGCCTGCTCCCTGTAATCTCTTCTTGATTTGATCCTTAGACTCAAGCACTCGTCTACCCACATTGTCGTACCAATAAATTGGTGTTGCTAGTTCTTGTTTTAACGCTACATCGTTTGGTATTGCTCCACCCTCCTCTATCCATTGTTTCATTAACCACCACATCTCACTTCTGCGGTTGATGTATTGCTCTGGTTTCATTGCTTTACCACCAAACGGTATTTCGATTACGTCATACGACAACTGCCTTAGTCTGTCAATCACGCCACTACCTGCACCTGCATCGCAGAACACTGCATCTGGATCATATTCCTCTATCAAGTTGGCTACTCTGGCTGCTAGTTCCATGTTGTCTATACCTCGATATACAACTGGTTCAAATGCCTGTCTACCTTGCCTACGAAATATTACCGACCTATCATCTCCAAACCTTGCAGGGTCGATACCTAGCACTATTGGTGACAGTTTGACATGGTCTTGTTGGTACGTTCTTTTTGCTGCATCCTCAGTATCTGCCAATGCAATAAGTTGATCATCACCTTGTGCTGAAAAGTCGCATAGATACTCACGAGCAAAGGAAGTCTCACTCATGTCTCGTTTAAGACGAGTTACCTCGTTAGGATGTAGGGAATCAGTATCAAATACTGTATATCTAGCTGCTGCCCATCCGTCTTCCTCTATGGCTTTGTAATACAATTCACTAAATAAATTTATGCCCTGCGGAGTGCCTATAAAGAGTGACCATCCTAATCTGTCTGAGAGTGCCGGTTGAACAATATCTGACCATAGTTCGTTTTTGATCTGGGCTACCTCGTCTATTACACAACCATCGATTCTTAATCCTCGCATTGCGTCTGGGTTATCACCTCCAAACAAGCGAATGATTGCTCCATTATGTTTAAACCTTACGGATAGTTCTCCTTCGTTTATCTCGATTACAGACTGCCTACGCAACGGTTCTAGCTTTTGTTTTAACCTAGCCCATGCAATTGCTTTTGCCTGTCTCAGGAACGGTGCAACGTACACAAACATACCTAGCTCTTTGTCTGTCTTAATCGCTTTGTCTATAAGTTCCATGATCGCAAGCTCTGTCTTGCCACTACGTCTGTGGAGCGCATACACGGAAAAGCGTTGTTTCTTTAAATGACAAGCCTTTTGCCACGCTCTTGGAGTGTAATTAAGGCTTATGTTCATCCCTGCGGTAGGCCAGTACTAATAGTTAAGTTAATATCTCCTTGTGCATCGACACCTAACTTGTCTCCAAACCGTTTTGGATTGAATTTAGAAAGCATTTTAAACCTAGTCTCAACTCTGTTCTTCTGCCAGTTTATAAACGCTGGATCTATCCTCTCATTGCCATCAGAACCGCACATAACTGGTGGAGTATCAATTAACTCTAAACATTCCTCAAAGAGAATCTCACAGCCTGTATCCCTCGCACGTGCGAAGGCTGACCGAAACTCTTCATCTTTATCTAACCATTTATAAATAGTTCTCCATTGAACGCTACCTTTTTTCCGGCAATATTCCCTCAAAGTTTTACCATGAGCAATCCATTCACAAATTCTTGTAGCTTCAACAGGATCAACTTTCTCTGTAGGTCGTCCTAGTTTTGAAGATTGTTTTCCAACGGTCTGGAGTTTGCCCACGGATTTGGTATTTACAGATTTTGGCAATTGTACCTCTTGGTAAATTAAAAATAGTGCTAAGAGTACCGTAACCTAATCCCTCTTCATTTAAATCCCTGATAGCGTCAATAGTTAGATCAGAAATTTTACAGTTATGGTGGCTAGACCCGATACGGTAACCTTCAGAATTAACAGCAATGTATTCTCTGGTTAATTGAGTAATTGCTGTCATTTAGGAATAATAAATTAATTAAAATATAAGAAAAAATAAATAAATTTGCAATATCTGTAATTAATTTCTTGACAAGTGTTGGGATAAATGCAATACTACAAGTATCGGTTGTCTACCGATTTGTCACTTACTAATTTTATTAACAACACATGGAGACATTCACACCTAGCGAAATTCAAGAGCAAGCCAGCTTATGGTTTATGACTCATGCAGGTACTTATTCAAGATTGCTTAAGCGTACTAAAGCAGAAGGTAAACGTGCTTTTGTAGTATTTGCTGACTTAATGCTTGGAGTTGATTACAGAGATGTTAAAGGCAAAGCAAACAAAGATGCATTTATCAATGCTTTTATGTCTAGCTCTACAGTATCTGCAATTACTGCACAGCAACTAGTAGCAGGTTCTGTTGAATACAAAGAAACCGTTGACTCATACTTAGGAGAATAAATTATGAGATTTACGTTTATTTATTTGTTGGCAATGACAGCACTTATAGGATTTTTTGGAACATCTGCAAGTTTAAGAAAATCTACACAATATGATTGCGAAAAATTAGGCTCACAATCGCTCGCTTGTAAGCAACTACAAAAAACAAATTTTATTAATGAGGTTTTAAACTAATGACTAAAGCAGAAGCAGTTAAACAATTTAGATCGTTTTATAAATGGTGGGGTTATCGCAGGGGCGATGTAATAGCCAAGCGTACAAAATGGAACGATTACACAGATGCCCTTTGCAAAGAGGGTCTAATCACACTTAAACAATATGAAAACTGGGGGCAACCATTCTAATGACAACAATTACAGAACAAAAATTTACCTGCAACGTCAATTATCAATTTGACATCAGTTTAGATGACTTAAGATGTTTATTTTGCACTATGGGTCAGGGTGCTAACTACTGGGCTACTGAAGTTACAGTAGGAAACATCATAGAAGAAGGAGATGAAGACGGCAATGTTTGGTATAAAGATGACCAAGACTATCAATTTGAAGGTTGCTGTGCATGGCTGATGGATTTAACTCTAGACAGTCCTATAACAGTAAAAGATATGGAAGAAGACACACATTTATTTAAAGTTCAAGATGTTTTAACCACCATAGAAAAAATTATTTGTGGTAAAACTGATTTAAATAAACATGATTGCTGTGAAATATTTGAAGCCTTTGCGACTAACAACCTTGGTCTTATTGATGCTGGAATAGCAGATTCAATATTGCAGATTATGACCTATGACTCACTTGTATACGGATAAAAATTATGAACAGATCAAAACTATACGAGTGGTTACTTGATAACGACTGCCCTTGGGATTTTGAAACTGACGAGGGCGAAGCTGACTTTTTAGGTACTTGCACTCTTGTATTTTCTGAAAAACAAAAGGAGGACGAGTAATGGACAACAAACAATTTATTGAAGAAGTCTATGAGATTGCTTTTGGAGACAATGCAATCAATCGTAAATTTTCCCATGAGGAGGTAATAGAACAACTTAAAGAAATCAATAAAGATTCTGTTAAATGGGATCAAGTAAATGATTACGATAAGGAATTCTATGAACAACAATTGAGAGATGAAGCTGCTGATCACTTTGATCAATGTCCGCAAAGTTAGAGGGTGTAACAACCCTCTTTTTTTTATTGCATTAACGTTGCATTTATGACAATATAGAACTATGGAACAAACTGCAAAAACACCAGTACAATTAGCCATTGCTTCGTTTGGTGGTGTCCGAGCATTAGCTAGAGCTATTCATCGTGACCCTGCATCTGTATCTAAATGGCAAAAAGGAGATGGCACTATACCTACATCTATTCAACGTAAACTGCTTGAAACAGCATGGGATAGAGGTATACAGCTATCAGCCCATGAACTTATTTTTGGTAGAGAATGAATCAAAAAAAATTAGAAAAATTACAAAAATTGTATGCATTGGCAGCAAACAATCCAAATAAAAATGAAGCAATAGTAGCTGCACATAAATTTATAAATGCAATTAAAAAAGATGGATTACACGTTACGTTGTCAGAACGCCCTCAACCAACGCAACAACAAATTGATCAAGCATTACAAGCAAACTATCAGAAAGGCTTTACAGAGGGCAGCCAACACGCATATGACCAAGGTTATCAGGCAGGGTATGAAAAAGGGATTGAAAGTATTGGTTTAGCTAACCAAAATCAACCAACAAGAGAATATATAACACACACAACAGCTAGTTTGTATATAAATAATAGTTCTAGCTCTTCTACTATACGAGTAGGATAATGAATTGTTATTGGTGTAATGAACAATTGGTTGTTGGAGGTGATGTCGATATTGACGAGGGAATGATAGGTTATCCTGACTTTTCAGTATTGACCAATGCATCATGCCCAGTATGCAAGACAGAAGTAGAAATCTGGAAAAGAAGAGATGCCTTCGATTAATTGATTATTTGCCATATGTTGCATTATGTGCTACACTGGTTTACGAGCAGATAACTGCTCAAATTTGATCCCTTACAAATTTTTATTTACAAAATCAAATCATGAAAGCAGGTCACTATTACGCATGGGCTAAAAAGTCTTTTGCAATCCTTGATAAGTTTCATACAAGAATGTATGAGCTATGGGAAGGTTCAAACGAAACCGAGCATTGGGATGATGATCTCAATTGTAGACATCACGATTTAGAAAGAGCATTGGAAGATGACAACTATGATCGTACTGGCTATTGGAGACAAGGCTATTTCTATAGGCTTGAAGCAACAGACAGTTCTATAAAAGCTTGTGATCCACACATTAAAAAATTACAGGCTGAAATAAAAGAGTTGCAAAGACAGGTCAAGCAAACCAAAGCTAGAAAGGAAAGTCTTAAAAAGCATAGACTTGAGATGATTAAAGACTTTGACATGGATTACAAAACCATTGAGCAAAGGTTAAAAACTACATATCCAGAATATGCGGAGGGTGCATGACAGATACCCAGAAACTTAAAAGGTTGGCCTTCTTGGCTAACCTTTCTTATTCCGATCACACTTCCGAGGATTGGGAAGAAGAACTCAGACTCGAATGTGAATTACAAGACCACCCTCAGTACAAATCCTATTTAGACCAATGAAAAACTTAAAAGAAATTTTAGCTAGTGAAGACCGCAACACAATTCAAGAGATTGTTTATTGGACTTGTGTTGAACACGGTTTAGTAGAAACTACAGACATTCCAGATTTTAACTCAGTTGAATTTGATCTTTCAGTAACTATAAAGGAGTTACAAAAATGAGAAAGCATACAATCACCGTCTACACCAATGACGAGTATTCTCTTTACGACATATTGCAAGAGGTTAGATCTGAAATAGACCGCAAGGTTTTTGATAGAGATAACATTAGACAACGCAAATTTAGTGGTACATGGAAGGAGGAGGTAACATCTTCTTCCCCACTTGCAGACCGTTACGGTTACAGATACGAAACCGTAGCTAAATGGGAATCTAATGTAGTTCCTGATGCAGAATTTATACGATTTCAAAAGGAGAAAAATTAATGACTAACACAAAATCGTACCCAATTACAGACAAGCAATCATGGCTAGAGAACAGATTGTTAGATGTCACCTCCACTGAGGTATCAGCATTGTTTAATCTCAACCCATACCAGACTGAGTTTGAACTGTACCACCAGAAAAAAGATAAAGTGGTAGTTAACATCGATGACAACGAACGAATGGCATGGGGTCGCAGACTTGAAGATTCTATTGCTTTAGAATTTGCAGACCGCAACAAGTTTAAGGTTGAGCAATTTGATGTTTATATGCGTAATCCAAATACACGCATGGGATCATCTTTCGATTACAAAATTGTAAGTGAAGAAGAACCTATGATTCTTGAGATAAAAAATGTGGATGCATTGGCATATCGCAAGAACTGGATTGAACATGACGAAGACAACATTGAACCACCAGAACATATTGCTTTACAGCTACAACATCAGTTAGAAATTACTGGTTACAACGTGGGTTACATAGTTGCCTTAGTTGGTGGTAACACTATGAAGGTAGTTAAGAGTAAAAGAGATCCAGAGATTGGCAAACTTTTAACAGAAAAAGTTAAAAATTTTTGGGAGAAAATACAATCTGGTACAGAACCAAACCCTGACTACACCAAAGACGCACAATACATAATGAAAAATTTATGTAACCAAGCAGACGCAAGTTTAATTCTTAATGCTGATGAGGATATGGATAAGTTGATTGATGAATACAATTTAGTTAACAAAGAATATAAATCTTTAGAAAAAACAAGAGATGCAATCAAAGCACAAATTTTAGATATGAGTCAAAATGCATCAAAGATTATTTCCGTAAATGGAACAATCAGTTGCGGTATGTCTAAACCAAATAAAGGCAAACTGATAACTCAAGACATGGTTGGCACATACCAGAATCCACGCAAAGGATACAGAATGTTCCGTTTCAATTCACCTAAAGGAGTTTAACTAATGACACAATCAATTTCACCACTAGTGCAAATGCAAGGAACACTAGAAAAAATGGCAGACAAATTTAAAGAAGCCTTGCCATCAACAATGGACGAATGGAAGTTTATTAGTGTTGCTAAGTTAACCCTAAACCAAAATCCAAAATTACTTCAGGCAGACAGAAATAGTCTAATGCAAACCTTTATGAAGGCTGCACAAGATGGTTTGTATTTGGATGGTAAAGAAGCAGCAGCAGTTCAGTATGGGCAATCAGTTCAATACATTCCTATGGTCGAAGGAGTCATTAAGGTTTTGCACAATAGCGGATTAATAAAAACAATTTCTGCTGAAGTTGTATACGAAAATGATTTGTTTGATTACGAATTAGGTAGCAAACCACATATTACACACAAACCTTGTATTACTGGTGACCGTGGCAAACCTGTATGTGTTTATGCAATTGCAGTAACAATTAATAAAGGCGAATACTACGAGGTCATGTCGATGTCAGATATAGATAAATGCCGACAAGTATCTAAAGCTAGTTCATCTCCTCATAGCCCTTGGTCTAAATGGTTTGATCAGATGGCAAAAAAAACTGTCATTCATCGTATTGCAAAACGACTACCAAAAAATGATGCGATTAATTCTGTTGTAAGAATTGAGGACGAAGGCATGGTAAACGTAACACCTGATTCTAATCAATCAACAGAACCAAAAGATTCTTTATCAAGGTTAAGAGAATCAATTGGTATGGATGATGCAAGTGCAGAACAGGCCAAGGAAGAAGTTTTAAATAACTATCGCAAGGAGGAGTAATGCATTTTTACTCCTTCAATATTGGCGATTACATGAGCCACACTATGCATTTAAGTCCAATGGAAGACTTAGCATATCGTAGGTGCATGGACATTTATTACTTGCATGAGAAACCATTGCCAGAAAACGTAAAAGATGTGGCTCGTCTAATTAGAATGATGGATCACACACATCAAGTGCAAATTGTTTTAGAAGAATATTTTACTTTACAGTTAGGCAAAGGGTGGATAAATCCAAGGGCTGACGAAGAAATAGAAAAGTATCAAAGCAAGGTACAGTCAGCGATTAGAGCAGGTAAAGCATCTGCTCTTGCTAGGTCTAACGCACGTTCAACAACGGTTCAACCAAACAATAAACAAGAAACATTAAACAATAAACAAGAAACAAATAATAAGACGCTAAAGCGTCCACGTAATGTAAGTAAAAAAACATGGGATGATTTCTTAGTTCATAGAAAAAACAAAAAAGCACCATTAACAGAAACTGCTTTAAAAGGTATAAAGAATGAAGTTAAGAAAACTTCTATTAGTTTGGAGGATGCATTGGTTATGTGCCAAGCACGAGGATGGCAAAGTTTTAAATCCGATTGGATTTCTAAGGAACAAAAGTCATTTGCTACTACTAACTACGGTGAGGGGGTACAAAAAATATGACTTTGAAAAATCTTATTAACAAAGATAAGCCAACAAAAAAACGTATGTGTTCAAAGCATGGTGAATATATTTCAACAAATTTTGTTAGTGATTTTTGGACAGAATGTCCTAAATGTATGAAGACAAAAATAAATAAACAACTAAAAGAACGTGACAAGCAAGCTGCATTAGAACGTGAGCAGCGAAAGTGGGCAGCAAAAATAGGAAGTGCAGCTATTCCAGAACGATTTAAAGATAGAACATTAGAAAGTTATGTAGCAAAGACAAGTGGTCAAAAAAAAGCATTAGCTTTTGCAAAAGAGTATGCAGAAAACTTTGACCAAGTTTTAAAAAATGGACGTTCAGCAATCTTTACTGGGAAAGTTGGTACAGGTAAAACTCATTTGGCAGTAGGCATTGCGTTGAGCATTATGCAACAACAACGATCAGCTTTATTCGTGACCGTCCAAAGATTAATAAGAAGAATTAAAGATAGTTGGAGGACAAAAGAAGAAACAGAAAGCGATGTAGTAAATGCATTTGCATCACCAGATTTATTAATACTTGATGAGGTAGGTGTGCAGTTTGGGTCAGAGTTTGAAAAACAACAGTTGTTTGATGTTCTAAATGAACGCTATGAAAAACTTAAGCCATCAATTTTATTATCAAATATTCCTAGCGAACAATTATCTGACTACCTTGGCGAGCGTGTCATGGATAGACTGCGTGAAAACGGAGGTGCATTAATTGGTTTTAACTGGGATTCATACAGAAAAAGTTTATGACAACTGAACAAAAAATTGCAGCAGCAAAAGCTCGCATTTGTGAATTAGAATTATTAATTAAATTATGGAGCAAAACAAATGGATGAATCTACTATTTTAAAAATTGCAAGATACAAATGCCAATTAGCAGAACTAGATAGGCAATGGTGGTTTGAAAATTTAGATAATAAATTCTATAAAATAAACGTCAAACGCATTGAAGCAGAGTTGACAAGGTTAGAAAATGATTGAAGTAGTATTAGGTTGGCCGCCAACAGATCTTTCACCTAATGCAAGAAAGCATTGGGCAGTAGTAGCTAAAGCAAAAAAACAATACAGAAAAGATTGTTATAGTGTTTCAAAAGAACAACTAAAAAAATATAAAAAAGAAACAGAAAATATACCAGAAAGATTAGTTTTAGAAATGACATTTATACCACCAGACAGAAGAAGTTATGATCGTGACAATCTTGTAGCAAGAATGAAATCAGGTATTGATGGTTTAGCAGATGCACTTAAAATAAATGATAAGCGGTTTAATACTGTGATTTCAACAATGGATCAAGATTACTTAGGTGGTTTTGTCCGCATACGCATACTACAGGAGATTCCTTATGGCAAAAAAAGTAAAGAACCTATCAGTCAAGACACGAGAATATGTGAAAGACGGAGTTAAAAAAGCAAACTGGCAAAACATAGGAGTCATTATGGAAAATGACGAAGGTAAACAATATATGCTTATTGATAGATGGGTAAATTTAGCAGGGTTACCTGACTTTGGTAACAAACCAAATCCATCAGCAGTAATGGTTACTTTGTTTGATGCTGATAATAACTACCAACCGGGAAAACCAAACCCTAATACACCAACGTATAAAGGTAATGATGATTTACAAAGTTTTGAAAAAATACCAAACGATGAAATACCTTTTTAGGTGGGCAATATAAAACCCTAGACTGACACGAACCATTAATCAATCTAGGGTTTTATGGTGATGGGGTTAGAACTATTTTTTCTTTGGTGGTCTACCAACTTTAGTTCCATATGTACCTTTGCCTTTTGGGCTCATGGCAATCTCCATAAATGTCTTTTTAAATATGAAAGAATTTTTTTATTCTGTCAATAGATCTACGTTCTAATCTTTTATTTTTTAATCTTTCTGTTTTTCTTTCTTCTACAATTTCTTTAGCTTCCAACTCTACAACTCTGCCTAACAACCCTGCTAAAAAAACATCTTGTTTCATTTGATGCCTTACAAGATGAGTGCAATATCTTTTTATGTTTTCTATATCATCGCTTTTCATTATTTCTCTACACCGCATTTCAACTGACAGTTGCAACTCTACAGGAGCAGGTTCTATTTCTATATTTAAAAAGGTTTCTTTTTCCATTAATTTAATTTAGGAAATAAATTTTGCTCCAACAGATCTACTGCTTTATCGTCCAATGTATTCGAGGTCTGCTTCACAAATGCACGACAGAGATCCACCACAAGTCTTTTGCATCCTGTCGTAGAAAGGAAGCGTAATAGTATAGGCTTCAGTATTTTGTACATAGTTTGTTAGTTTTTCCAAACATAGCAAACATTATTTAATTTGTCCTTCCAACCTACTGACAGATTCACTTAGTTTATTAAGTCGATAGTAAATATCACGAATATCTCGTTCTCGTTTGTTAGACATATTAGATATGGTTACCGCTATTGCTGTAACACAAGCACCCACAAGTGCTGCATATATCTCAGGCATTTGCGTTAATAGGTAATTATGTATAGTATGACTAATAAATCGTTGTTATGGCTGACAAATTAGTAGAAAAAAACAAACAACTAGAAGATGACAAACCTGATTATCAGGAAAAAATTACTTTTTTAGTTTCTACTGTTGCCCAAGGTTTTATTTTAACTTGGTGTTTATTAGTTTTATCTCTTGGATATGTCAAGCTTCCTAATAAATTATTTGGTTTAGACATACCAGACCAACCTCGTGTGGATTCGACCTTCGCAGCAGGGCTTCTCGGTAATATTTTAGGTGGACTAGGTATAAGTGTTAATGCAGCACAAGGAGCAAAAAAGAAAAAGAAAGAAAATGAAAACGGTGTGATTGGTGACTCTGGTGGTGGCACTTCAACCATTATAATTCGTCAACCAATCGAGCTTATAACGTCAAAACCAGACGTTGTTAAAGTTGATTCTACTAAACCAAAAACATGAAAAAACTATTAGCACTACTGTTATTGTTTAGCCCTTCAGTTGCATTAGGGGACATTCAGCAAAAATTTGTGACATCAGCCCAAATATCGGTTGATATGCCATTTGTAACTACTCAGAAAGTGGGGACTACGTACAGTCTTAGCGGCAACAATATAACTCCAAGCGTTACATCTGGTGGCAGCACTACGTCTGGGGCGATAGGAGGACTTAATGTTGGCTCGCTTACAGATGGTGTGCCAGCTTTAATTCAAACTGATAAAGCTATTACAACAGCAGGTTCAGCTTTTTCATTGACTGAATCAGTAACTATGGGTGACGCAACACCATCAGCAGTTACTCCATCGTCAGGAATAGCAGCACTACCTCATCTTTCGGGACAAACCACAGTGGGAAGCGGAGGAACTCTTGGTAGTGGAGCAATGACAAGTTTATCTAGTGGTGTTCATACTTGTAGCGGTGCATTCGGATCAGGTTCTAGCTGCATTGGATCTACTACTGTACAAATAACAATTGATTAAATTTTGGCTGCTACTAATAATATTATTTCCTGTCAAAACCCTTGCAAATCCAGTTGTGCCTACCTTCCGTACAGGAAGTTCAAGTACAAATTCTCAGAGCCAATCTGTAGTGACAGAAAATATAGTAAGCCATCAGTTCCGTACAGGCTACACTCTGAGTGTATCAGGGTCAAACATAGAGAGTGCAGATGTTAATGGTTATATTAATTCCATTCCTACGGCACAAGCTACGCAAACAGTTAATGGGGTTAACTTTTCATACACAAGTCCTACGTTGGAAGGTGTACCTAGATGGAAAATAGTAAACGAGTCTCAGCCATTCAGTTTGGTAGAGTCAGTAATTTCTCCCGGTCTAGACACAATAACTACAATAAACCGCACCATAAATACAACAACTACCACCACCGTAGAAACTACGTTTGGGCAGTAATTTTATTATGTTTATGCCCCTCCAAAACCCTTGCTAACACTACAATTTCATCGCCATCCAGCCAAGCACAGGGGGTTATCAATAACAATGCTACCCAAATCCTTCCAAATTCTAGCCCCCAGTTTAGAATGTCACAGGGGATTGTATGCAGTTCACCTAGTCTTACCATTACACCCTATGTAGTGGATTCATGGAGCTTTAACAGGCCAATAGAGCAATATACATATCAAGACGTATACAACGAGGATACAGGGGCAGTAAAGTACACTACAAAAACACCAAGGTTTGAAAAAGATAATTACAATTTAAACTACGGTATATCAGCACAGTTTAGTATTCCGCTTGGCAAAGCACCTGCACTATGTCACCAAGCTACAGAAGTAAATATTAAAAATCAAAAATTATTATATGAAAAAGGAAAATTAGAATTGGCCTTGTTTAGGTTAAAGGTATGTGGTGAACAAGCTAAGTTGGGAGTACAATTTACAGGCAAGTATGCATCTATATGCGAGGGAATTAGTGTTACTGTCCCTCCCGGTCAGGTGATCCCTCACTCTCATTCTTTGAAGCCTTAGATTTACTTAAACGTTTTATTAAATTTTTAACAATAGGTTTTACTAAATTTAAAATAATAGGAGTAGTCGCAGCCACACTAGCGATAACAGCAGTAGAGACAATAGTGCTAGGTTGTGGGATGTATTGGTCGATAAAAGGTACTTTTTCCCAAACCGCATTGCACGAAGAGTCTATTCCACGCTCCCATTTTAGCAGTCTCTCAAGCCTAAGCTCATTTTTAAAATCGCCCTGCCTAAATGGTGCATTTTTAGGAGGACATGGTTTATATTCTTCTTCTTCTTTTTTTTCTTCTTTTGGTATTTCAGTTTTAGGTGGTTCACTAGTTGGCATCTCACTATCGTTAGCAAGATTAGGCATTTCTTCTGTGATTGTTAATTGATCTGGTACATAGTTTAATGGGTTAAAACTAGGGTACGGACAATTACTAATTACACCATTAGGATCTTCTATTATTAAATTTCTATTGCCTGTATTTTTTGTATCTCTGTGGTAGTATGTGCAACCTATTACTTGTACATTTGAATGACTATAATCAGGCACATAGGTATATGGGATATGAACATCAGGTATATGTATCTCAGGTATTTCCAATTAAAATTTTAATTCTTTTTGTGTTGGTGGTGTAGGTATAGATGGCCCTGTCATGTCAGGCAATCCTTTATCCAATACATTAGGCAATAACCCTTTCACCTCACCAAGTATTTGATTCATAATCTTAGCTTTGAATTGTTCGCTGCTTACATATTTGTATGTAAAAAAACCACCTCCTAATATTCCCAAAACTAGGATAGTAGATACGATAGTTAAAGCATCAAGAATTTTTCTCATGGTCAAATTGTTAATAGTAAAAACACTTGCATTTTCTAGTGTTCTCTGTCTGTTATTAATTTTAACCTTGTCTCCTCTATATGTCATTACTGGTTTAATGACTAAACAATTTCACGAAAAAGTAAAATAAATTTATCTTCCAGCTACAGTGCCACTGTTATTAAATGTAATTGAACTTCGGCCAAATATATAATAACCAGCTAATCCTCCAGCAGCTCCACCAGATCCAGCAGCTCCACCAGCTCCACCAGATCCGCCACTTCCATTACCCAAACCAAACATATTAAACATACCACAGGTGTTACCACTTCCTGAGCAGCCTCCATTTGCTCCACCTGATCCAGTGCTACCTGCACTACCCTGATTTCCTGTAGCACCACCTGATCCAGAATTACCAAATGATCCACCAGCACCACCAGTTCCGCCTTGGCCACCAGCACCACCAGTTCCACCAGTTCCACCGTAACCACCCCTAAAGTCAGATGGAGGTCCTCCTCCAGCTCCTCCAGCCCCCGCAGAACCTCCAGCCCCCGCAGAACCAGAAGAAGCAGATTGGTTATAACCTTGACCTACTCCACCAGCACCGCCAGCACCGCCAGCACCACCAGCACCACCAGCACCGCCAGCTCCACCATAATGAGTTGAGCCATACCAATGTCCGTTACCACCTTGGCCACCAGTACCACCTTGGCCACCAGTACCGCCTTGGCCACCTTGGCCGCCGCCGCCACCGCCAGCTAAAATATTACCGCCAGAGTTTAAATTAATAGTAACCCCGCTTGTAGACAGTAAGTGGATTGCATTACCACCAGTACCGCCGTTAGATGCACCTCCATGACCATGAACATTACCAGTAATATCCATAATTAAAGTACCAGCCATACCTGTTGGAGCTAAAATAGCGTGTGTATTAGTACCACCAACAGTTATTCCGCTTGGAATAATAAGTCGTTTGGGTACAGTCGAAGTCCAGTTAGCCCCAAAGACAGTAGCTAAATTTAAATTAGTAGCATTACCTGTTTGTATTACAATTTCGTTTACTGCACCATAAAAATCAGAAATGGAAATAAGACCAGAAGTAGGAACGCCAGTATTATTACTCGGTACAAAACTACCGTTTCTATAGTATTCCGATAAAGAGTGAGGAGTTGTTCCTCCAAACTCATCAACAATATCTTGTATTGTTATTAGACCTGATGATTGTATAGCCATTAGTTTTCCTTCTTAATTAAAAATGTTAATTCATCAAATTGTTCTGGTGTAAGATTTTTCAAAGTTTTAACCACAACCGCTTCGTAGGTAGCTTTATATTCGTCTAGCTCAACTTTTAATTCATTTACCGCATTTATAAGAACACCAACTATTTTTCCATAATCAACAGACTTTACATCTTTACCATCTA